ATGCGAGAAGGGTGGGAAGCTAGACCTGCTAATACTGTGAAGAATCAGTTGTTTCCGACTATTAATCATGGACAATGGGAAGGTTGTATAGGAATTGAAGGTATGCTTCTATGCGAAATGCCACAAGAAAAACATCGTCAGATGAAGGAGTACTATGGCACTAAGAGTGTAGAGCAAAACCAATCACTTTCTGGCGATCTTGATGCTTTAGGGCAAAAGACTGGACAACAAATCTATCAAGAGAGGAAGAGTTCAGTCAGTGGTGGCAGACAGTTGTCTGCTATGGAAGATTAACTTTTAAAACTAGGAGAGAAAAATGGCAAACGTAGACGCCGCTTTTGGGTTAACACCTACTCGTCATCTTAGTGGTAATGGTTACTCTCGTGCAAACGTATATACCATAACTTCAGGTTTAGCTGAGAACATCTTTACAGGAGATGTAGTTATAATTACTGCAGATGGAGTGTTAACACCTCATACTGCAACTGAAGTTAATAATATAGGCGTATTTGCTGGAGTATCTTATACTGCTACAGATGGATCATATGTATATTCACAATACTGGCCGACTGGTACAGTAGCAACGAATATCAAAGCATATGTATATGATGATCCATATACAGTGTTTAAGGCTCAATCAGCAGGAACTACTGCACAGACAAACATAGGTAACTGTTGTGACCTTGTTGCTGGTGCTGGTTCTACAACTACTGGACAATCTGGATTTGAATTATCAGGCACTATGGCGGCAGGCACTGCGACTGCTAAAATATTAAGTCTGTATGAATCACCAGATAATGCTTTTGGTTTATATGCAATAATGGAAGTTCTTATCAATGAGCACTTGCTCAAAGATAGTGCTGGAATATAGGGAGATTTAAACAATGGCAATGAATAGAGCACAATTTGCAAAAATGCTTGAGCCTGGTTTAAACACCTTGTTCGGGTTAGAGTATGATAGTTATCCACCAGAGTATGCTTCAGTATTTGAAAGCAATACATCTCAAAAAGCATTTGAGGAAGACGTATTGTTGACAGGTTTTGGTGCGGCTCCAACTAAAGATGAGGGTTCTGGAGTCAGTTACGATTCAGCTTCTCAACAGTGGACTGCTAGATATCAACATGAAACAGTAGCGTTAGCTTTCTCTGTTACAGAAGAAGCTGAAGAAGATGGACTATATGGTTCATTGGCTTCAAGATATACAAAAGCGTTAGCGAGATCAATGGCAACAACCAAAGAGATCAAAGCCGCAAATGTATTAAATCAAGCTACAACAACTGCAGGTGGAGATGGAGTATCATTATTGAATACTGCACACCCAACTCAAAATGGAAACCAGAGTAATACTTTGGCTACTGCGGCAGATTTATCTGAAACTTCATTAGAAAGTATCTTGATAAATATTGCTGATATGAAAGATGATCGTGGTCTTAGGATCGCCGCACAAGGAACAATGTTAATTATTCCTACTGCATATACTTTCGTAGCTGAGAGATTACTTGAAAGTCAGTTAAGAACTGGCACTGCAGATAATGACTTAAACGCTATCAAGTCAGGTGGTTACTTACCTCAAGGATACCATGTGATGAGACGTTTAACAGATTCTGATCAGTTCTTCATCAAGACAGATGTACCAGATGGTCTTAAAATGTTCCAAAGAAGTCCTATGAAAAAAGGCATGGAAGGTGATTTTGAGACTGGAAATGTACGCTACAAAGTAAGAGAAAGATATTCTTTTGGTTTTACTGATTGGCGTGGTATTTTTGGCACAGAAGGTGCCGCATAAAAAACTAAGATGGGAGAGGGGATAACTCCTCTCCTAAACATAACCCTTGACTGCGAAAGCAGACAATTGCCAAGACAAGGAGATTGACATGGCTAACACAACTTTTACAGGTCCAGTTCGTTCAATAAACGGTTACGAACAAATTTCAAAAAATGCTACATCTGGTAAAATAACAGTTATCAGTGGTAATAAAATGGCAACCGAAGCTTTAGCTAATGCAGGAATTGAAGGTACTGCAGAAACTTATGTTACACAGGTTGAAAGATTTAAAAGTGATACAGATACAAATGTAAACATTGTTAAAACAACTCTTATGATTGATTTAACTGGATTAGCTTCAAGTGGAGCAAATGATATTATTGGTAAAGCAGGTACTGGTGTTGCTTATATTGGTAGAGTTACTGCAGAAGATACTGGAACAGTTTTTGGTGTAACCATGGAATGTTATGAAACACCTGCAGGTGGAGACCCAGACATTGATTTGTATTCTGCTACAGAGGCAACAGGTGTTGAAGATAGTGCCATTGGTGATTTAACAGAAACTCAAATCATTAATAGTGGCGACCTTTCAGCAGGTTCAAGAGTTGCAGGTGGTGGAATTGTTGCAGACCAATATTTATATTTAGTAGCTGGTTCAGCAACAAATGCAGATTATACTGCAGGTAGAATTATCATAACAATTCATGGATATGACGTAGCATCTTAATAGGAGAAAAAAATGGCTGATATTACATCAAGTACCATTCTTTCTGAAAATACTCGTGAAATCGTTATGGCATTTCAATATCAATATGTTGATACTGGAGATGAGTCGGCAGTAACTAAAGTTGATGTTTCATCTTTATTAGCTGATTCTAATGGTAATGCATGTACTGGTGTAAGAATATTGAAATGCACATGGGTTATTAAAGGAATGACGGTAAGGGTTATGGCTGATGCCAGTACCGATATTATAATGCTTAACCTTGACGAAGGTCAAATTGGTGAAGTTGATTATAGAGAATTTGGTGGTTTGCCTAATACAAAACTTACAGGTACATCTCCAAGTGGTGATATAAAATTTACCACTACTGGTGCAGGAGCAGGCGATTCTTACCAAATTGTTTTAACAATGGCAAAAAGATATTAGGAATAAATAATGGCAACATCAGGAACAGTTGCGTTTAGACCAAATATTGAAGAAATAATAACAGAATCTTTTGAAAGATGTGGTATTGATATTCAGACAAGAACTGGCGACCAAGCCATATCTGCCAGAAGAAGTTTAAATTTATTATTTTCTGAATGGGCTAATCGTGGAATAAACTATTGGACTGTTACACAAAATACATTAAATCTGGTACAAGGTACAAGTTCTTATGACCTACCTGCAGGTGTTTTAGATTTCCTTGATGTTGTTATTTATAATTCTGCTGATGCGACAAGAACAGATACCATAATTAACAGAGTTACAATAGGCGAATATAATCAAATACCTAATAAAACAGATACTGGTAGACCTAATCAGTATATGTTAGATAAAGGTAGACAAGCAGGTTCAAATAATATTTATAAAGTTTATGTTTGGCAAACACCTGATATTGGTACATATGTTTTAAATTATTGGGCTATGACACAATTAGATGATGTTACATTATCTAACCAAGACTCAGACATTCCTTACACATGGTCTGATTGTATTTGTGCAGGATTAGCTAGTAAATTATCTGTAAAATATGCACCAGACAAATATCAACTTTTAAAATCTTTATATGACGAAGCATTTAGTTTGGCTTCTCAAAATGATAATGATGGTGTTTCTTTAAAATTACAACCCACAGGGCTTAATTTAAGATAATGGCAAAATTTGCATCTGGTATAAAATCAAAAGCAATAAGTGATATAAGTGGTTTTGAGGTAAGATATACTCAATTAAGAACTACTTGGGATAATCTTAGAGTTGAACCAGAAGAATATGACCCAAAACAACCACAACTTACACCTGCCAAAAATGTAACAGATGCAACTGCATTATTTAATCCACGACCAAATAATGACCCAGAAAATGTAACAATTCAAATTGGTTTTACACAAGATATATTTGCTTCAAGAATAGCTAGGTCGCAAACGGGAATAGGTGCTCATGCAAGAGGAAATGTAGGTACTGTTTCTTTTGTAATAGAAGAAGAACAAACAGGTGTTGCAGGAACAACTGCTATAGGTGCTTTTGGTGCTGGGTTTGATGTATCTGGAGTTGCAGGAACAACTGCTATTGGTAATTTTGAGGCACAAGACCAAATAGATGTAGATGTTACAGAGGTTGGAGC